TCAGTTCTGCACTTCATGAATCAGACAGTTAATGTGAAAAGAAAGGGAAATGGCTGTGCCATGTTCCGACGACTCCGCCGTAATGCCAATGCCCAGCTTTTCACAGAGCCGTTTGCACAGATACAGACCAATGCCCGTGGACTGCTGAATCAGACGACCATTCTGACCGGTAAATCCCTTTTCAAAGATACGGGGCAGATCGGACGCAGCAATCCCGATTCCATTGTCCTCCACGACAAGGACAACCTGATCCTGCCATTTATGAGTAGAAATGCGGAGAACCGGCTGCTTCGTACGATACTTGACCGCATTGACAATCAGTTGATTTAGGATAAAACGCACCCACTTTTCATCTGAATAAACCGTATCCTGCATTTCCTCCACTTCCAGGCGCATACCACTTTGGAGCAGCAGATATTTGTTATCTGCAATCGCCTGATGCACCACTTGGGACAGTGCCATTTCCCGGACAGAATAATCTTTCTCTGTATGCTCACTGCGGGCATAATAAAGAGCCTGTTCCGTAAAGCGGTTGGTCTTTTCCAGTTCCAGCAGAAGTTCTTTTGTCCAGTTCGTCCGATGGTTTTCACATAGGAGTTTCATGGCAGTAATGGGCGTTTTGATTTCGTGAATCCATTGTTCAATGTATTCCTTGTACTCCAGGCGTTCCCGCTCGACCTCCCCAATCTGCTCCAACATGGATTTTCCAGCCATTTTCAAAATCTGATAGTAAACCTGATCCTCGGCCTGTTCCGGCAGTTCCATCACTTCAGAAATAAGGTATCTCTCGGAGAGCTGCTTCGCCATATCCAGAAGTTTTTTCATCTGCCGCTTTCGTTTCCAGTAAGTGAGGACAAGTCCCATCAGCAAAATCAATGCCCATACGATCAGGATCAATACTACTGCGGAAGCCGAATTGCCGCACACCAGCAAAAATACAGTGAGCGCAGCCATGCAAACAAGGTTCGTCAGCAGAAATGGAAGCCTGTTTTTCCAATACCGTTTGCTGTTCATATCGTGTACCCCTGGCGATGCTTTGTCTTGATAAAATCCGTCAGGCCAATGCCCGCCAGTTTTTCCCGGATGCGGTTGATATTGACGCTCAAAGCATTGTCATCCACATATAGCTGATTGTCCCATAGATAATCTACAATATCATTACGGGAACAAATCTTTCCTGCGTGTTTGAAAAGATAATATAATATTTTCAATTCATTCTTTGTCAGTTCTGCTTGGTTACCGTCATATTCAATCGTGCTACTTTCTAAGTGAAGAATCGCTCCTTGCCAATTCAGACGCTCAATTTGTTCTATCGGGTAAGCTCGTTTCATCAAGGATGAAATCTTTGCCAGCAGAATTGCTGTGTTATAAGGCTTGGTGATAAAAGCATCTCCACCCAGCAAAATACTGTTCAATTCATCCATGTCCGTATTGCAGCTTGTTACAAAGATAATCGGTACATTGGAAAAACTGCGGATTTGAGAACAGATTGAGTAGCCGCTTTCTTGTGGCAGCTTTATGTCCAGCAAAATCAAATAGGGATGAGTATTTTTGACCGCTTGCATAACTGATGTAAAGTCAGTAACTGCGGATGCCTCATATCCGTTTCCGTTTAACAGAACTTGTAATTCAGTTTGAATGATTGGGTCATCTTCGATGATGAGTATTTTATATTTTTCCATGATTACATGTCCCTTTCTTTGAATATTTAGTACCACCAAGGCAGTTCCAGCCAGAAGTTATCCAGAGCCAATTTCTCCGTGGACTTTGCTCTGCTCTCTGACAGATGGAAGTGCTTCGCCGTTTCGCTCAGAGGATGGAGGACATCGTCCTCAAAGCCAAAGCGATACCAGAGATAGGCTTTCTCTCGCTCATCAATCATTTCCAGAGCCGTATGGATTTCTTCGTGGGTTTCCTTTGCAATGAAAATCTGCTCTGGGTTCTGTACTCTGGAATCTGCTATAAATTCATGTTGTCCCTTATTCTCGCCCTTTTTGACCTCATCCAGACGAATGATACAGTCCAGATTTTTGGCTTCAAAGGTAGGATTCAGCCTGCGGATGTAGTCCAGCATGGCATTATGAATAGCCGGGGCAGCATAGGTCAAAAACTTGTTCCCGTAGTCGGGTTGAAAGCTGCTTATGCAGCCCAGAAGCCCCAATGAACCCTCCTGCACCAAATCGTTCAGTTCAATGCCGAGGGCAACGTTCAGCTCCCGCTGTGCGCTCCATATCTCGTATGCCGTCTTTCGGATAAACCGCAGATTGTTCTCTACAAGGGCGTTTTCTGCCCATTTGTCACCGCTCTGCGCCGCAATACAGAGCTGCTCGTTAGTTATCTTGTCCATCATCTTCCGGCAGCACCATCGTCTGCATCAGCCCCAGCAAGGCTTTGTTAAAGTTGTCCAGAGCTTCCTGATTGACTCCATCGACACCGGAAATGCTGCCTGTAATAGCATCAACAACTGCTTCCGGCGTGATGGTCGGATTCTGCATATCCTGCCCCTTGGTCAGCTCGGCAAACATCTTTTCGGTGGCTTCCTTGCTGATTGCCTTGGCTGCGACCAAATCGCTGCCTGCTTCTTTCTTGATTTCCTTAACCACCGTCATAAAGGTGTTTTGAATCGTGGTCTGGTCTGCCTGATAAGCGGGAATTTTCATGGCATTAGCGGTTCGGGCTGCCTGTACTGCTTCGGGAGCTTGGTTCTGTCCCAACAGCAGAGAGCCAACGGTAGCAAACATCTGGTTTTGTGCGGCATATCCTCTTGCAAGGGTATCATCCATATACTGTGCAATCATATAAGTAACCATGGCAAAGCGGGGATTTTCCAGCAGACGGTTGACTACATCATTGTTGACCTTTCCGGTATAAAGATTCTTTGCAGCTTCAACAGATAATCCCAGTTCTGAAATATCGTAGTTCTTTTTATCCGGGATTACGGTCGTACCCAAGATAAAGTCCGTGGACACATTGAACACTCTGGCGATGCGGATAACGCTTTCTTCGCTCAGCTTTTCGGTCTTTCCGCTAAGGAAGCGGCTGATGGTGCTTTCATTCACATCAATCCGAAGTGCCAGTTCTCGCTGGGTCATCTTGCGTTCTCTCATTACATCAACGATTCTTTTCCGAACATCGGCGGGTAAATAAGTATCAGCCATTATGCTTCCTCCCCTCTGTCTGTTTTCTGTTTGATATATTTTCCGCTTTTAATGCGGGCATCTGTCGGCTTTTCAGCGTCCTCCGGGATGATCCAGCGGCTTCCTGCCCGCTGTGCGCCCGGTATGCGGTCATTGTTGCAGAGGATACCAACTCTTCGGGGAGAGATACCCCATTTCTCGGCAACTTCAAATGTAGACAGGTATTTCATTTCTGTATCATCCCTCCTGATTCATATTAACTTCAATTATATTCTATTTACGGAACAATATCAACCAACTTTGTGTGAACACTGCCGTCTCGAAACTTGCATTTTTTCAAGTTTTCGGGGCGGCTTTTTGCTTTGCTTGCGGAAGTGCCTGATTTTTCGGTTGAAAGCGTTTTTCTGCGTATATTCAGGCAGATGAAAAAATCATCGAGAAAAATCAAGGAGGTTATGCAAATGAACATTTTTGAAACAGTCAAGGCGGCGGTCACGGTTAGGCAAGCCGCCGAACACTACGGGCTGAAAATCAATCGCTCCGGGATGATTTGCTGCCCTTTCCACGATGACAGACACCCCAGCTTGAAGCTGAACGAGGATTACTTCTATTGCTTCGGCTGCGGTGCCAAGGGAGATGTGATTGACTTTGTGGTAAGGCTGCTTGACCTGTCTGCCTATGAAGCAGCGCAGAGACTGGCTGCGGATTTCGGACTGGACAGGCCGCCGTCCGTGGTGGCACAGGTAAAGAAGTACCGTCCCCGTGTGAATCAGTCGAAACAGGACGAGCTTTTCTGCATGAATGTGCTGTCCGGGTATCTTCATCTTTTGGAGGACTGGAAAGAGCGATATGCTCCCGAAGCACCGGAGGACGAGCCGGATGAGAGGTTCGTGGAAGCTTGCCACAAGCTGGAATATGTGGAGTATCTGAACGATTTGCTCCTTATGAGCGATCAGGAAGAAAGGACTGATACCGTCAAGGAACTTTTGACAGACGGAACGATTGCAAGAATGCAAACACGACTGGACGAGCAGAAAAAGGAGGTGCGCTGCCATGTCAGAGAACAGGAAATTGCTTGAGATGAATGTGCCGATGTGGTTTGACGGCAAGAGTATCAATGAAGCTCTGTTTTGTGAAGATTTTCTGAGAACCCGTCAGATTATCTTTGCAAACGGAGCTTTTTTCACACCTGATGGTCGAGTGACGGACGACCTGCCGCTTCGTGGCGAAATCTTTGAAGAATTGAAATATTGTGCCGTGAACAACATTCCCCGCAAAATCAGCAACATCATTGAGATTATGAAGCTGGCGGCTCATGTGGAGGACTTCCCGCCGGAGCAGGACAGGATTCATCTGGCAAACGGTACGCTCATGCTGGACGGCACTTTTACAGAGGGGAAGCCGGATATTGTGAGAAACAGGCTCCCGGTTTTCTATCGCCCGGATACTCCGAAACCTGTGCTGTGGCTTTCCTTTCTGAATGGTCTGCTTTACCCGGAGGACATCCCTACCTTGCAGGAATTTATCGGCTATTGCCTGATTCCCTCCAATAAAGGACAGAGAATGATGGTCATTAAGGGCAATGGCGGCGAGGGTAAATCCCAAATCGGTGCGGTGCTGGGGCAAATGCTGGGCAGTTCCATGAAGGACGGAAGCATTGGTAAAATCTCTGAGAACCGATTTGCCCGTGCCGATCTGGAGCATATCCTCCTATGCGTGGATGATGATATGCGAATGGAAGCCTTGCGCCAGACCAATTATGTGAAATCCATTGTGACAGCTCAAGGGAAAATGGATTTGGAGCGCAAGGGCAAACAGAGCTATCAGGGCTGGATGTTCGCCCGTCTGCTGGCTTTCTCCAACGGAGATTTACAGGCATTGTATGACCGAAGTGACGGTTTCTACCGCAGACAGCTTGTGCTGACCACAAAGGAAAAGCCTGCCGGAAGAATGGATGACCCTGACCTCGCCCAGAAGATGAAAGCTGAGGTGGAGGGCATTTTCCTCTGGGCGTTTGAGGGATTGCAGCGTCTGGTTGCCAACAATTTCAAATTCACGGAAAGTGAGCGCACCAAAACCAACCGAGAGTCCGTCAAGCGTGACAACAACAATATTTTCGACTTCATGGAGTCTGAGGGCTATATCCGGCTGAAAGCGGATGCTTCCATCAGCTCCAAGGAGCTGTACGAAATTTATCGGATGTGGTGTGAGGAAAATTCTCTGCCGCCCCTGAAATCCCGCAGCTTTAGTGACAGTGTGGTGGCAAATTTAAGTCGCTACAATCTGGAACACACCAACAAAATCACAAACTCTGCCGGGCGCAGGGTGTGGGGATTCATGGGAATTGAAGCCGTAGCCCGTCCGAATATAAATGGGTTTTACGACGTTTCGCCGTGTACGTACGTACCGGAGGAATGGCGGGATTGATTTTTTGGTACGTACGTACACAGCGTACGAGCGTAAATCACTCCTGTATAAAACCTTCGTGACGTACCCAAATGACAGGAAAAAGTCAGTCTTTTTTCTGTCAACGGACGGGGCGGTTTCGCAAAACAGCAGCCGTCCGTGCCGGACATTGGAAAGAGGAGCAGACAACTTTCTGATGTTCGGCAGAGGTCGCCGCAGCGACCGCATTACCCTCGGAGAGCCCCTCGGGAGAGCCCACGGCACTTTGCAGCCAGTATGGATGAAAGTGTCATAGTGGGTTATTACACTTCCGCAGAAGTGCCTCTCCAAAGCTACCTGTCTGCAAATCCCAAAGAAAGGAAGGAAAAATATGGCAAGAAATGACGGAGTTGACCGTACCTGTGCAAGAAATATGGATGTCACAGATAATGACATCGGAGATGCACAGGCACACAATGAGCGTGAAAAAGAAATATACAGTAACGAAGATATTATCCCGGAAAGAAGTTCCCTCAACGTACACTTCAAAGAACCTACCGGGAGCTACGCTGAAATGTTTGAGCAGATGAAAGCTGACAACATCATTTCCACCAGAGGTCTGAAGGCGGATGCCGTCCATTTCAACGAAATGGTCTTTGATGTGAACTCTGCGTACTTCGACAATCACGGCGGTTATGAATACGCCAGACAGTTTTATGAGGAAGCCTATAAATCCGCTGTGGAGATTGTTGGCGGTGAACAGTATATCCTCTCGGCAGTCATGCACGCTGACGAGATTAACCGGGCGATGTCCGAAGCACTTGGCAAGGACGTGTTCCATTATCATCTTCATGTGGTCTATGTCCCTGTGGTGGAGAAACAGATTTTGTGGTCGAAACGCTGCAAGGATGAAGCTCTCAGAGGAACGGTAAAGGAAACCATTATGCAGGTCAGCCGCAGTAAAAAGTGGCTGTCCAAACCTGCTGTGGACAAAGATGGAAAACCAATTCTGCAAGTCAATGGTAAGCCTGTTCTCCGAAAATCCTATTCTGTTTTACAGGATGATTTTTTTCAGCACATGAGAGCTGCCGGATATACCGATGTGGAACGTGGAGAGCGTGACAGCACCGAGGAACATCTGACTGTGACCCAGTTTAAGGTGGCAAAGGAAAAGCGGCGACTGGAAGCTGTGACGGCGGAACTGAACCAGAAAGAAGCACAGCTTGACGATACTACACAGGCTGCGGAGAAGAAAAAGCAGGAGCTTGAATCCCTGCAAGCACAGACTAAGGCGGCAACCGGAATAGCGGTGACGGTTCAGGAGCTGGAGTCGATGGGTAAGAAATCTTTTACCGGGAACATCGTCTTGACACCCGATGAATGCCGTACTCTCAAAAATTATGCTGTCAGCAGCTTTGCTGAAAAAGCGGAGAAATTAAAATACCAGCAGAAATATGAAACAGCCAAGAAAGATGCTGGGGTATGGAAAAAACGATATGAGAAACTTCTGGAACAGGCTCAGCCGTATCTGGATGCTGTCAAGCTCGCACCTGAAAGGGTACGGGCTTTTCTTAATGCCGTTTTGACCAGAGGAAAAGAGAAACAGGACATTCCGCAGGAACGTGGACGAAAAAGAAAGGAGAGCACTATTGACAGATAAATGGAATGGTTTTGCCGATTTACTTGCAAATTTAATAGAAAAATATGCGGCGGTTCTGGATATTGATAATCTTCCAGAGCCGCCGTCTTGTTTGGAGGAAGAAAACACATCTGAAGAACCCAGTGACACTATTGAATTGATGGAAAAGCAATGATATAATAGTCGTGGAATAAGTGTCCAAACTCTATGCGAGAGCTACTGTTCTCAACGCATAGAGCTACATAGAATAAAAGCGCAATACCCCGTTGCACAATTAGAAATGAGGTGTTCCGGTGAACAATTATGATGATATGAATCAAAAATCCAATATGATTATTTACACAACAGAAGATGGATTGACAAAAATTGAAACCACATTTGATGAGGATACCGTGTGGTTATCCATTGACCAGATGGCAGAGTTGTTCCAGAGAGATAAATCTACTATTTCAAGACATATAAAAAATGTATTTTCCGAAGGCGAGCTGCAGCGAGAGTCAGTTGTTGCAAATTTTGCAACAACTGCGGCAGATGGAAAAACCTATCAGGTTGACTACTATAATCTTGATGTTATCATTTCTGTCGGCTATCGTGTAAAATCCAAGCGTGGCACACAGTTCAGAATCTGGGCAACTAACATTCTCAAAGAATACATGAAAAAAGGTTTTGCTTTGGATGATGAACGATTGAAAAATCTGGGCGGCGGTGGATATTTCAAGGAACTGCTTGAAAGAATCAGAGACATCCGTGCATCGGAAAAGGTGTTTTATCGTCAGGTGCTTGAAATCTATGCCACCAGCATTGACTACGACCCGAAAGCGGAAATCTCTATCCGTTTTTTCAAAAAGGTTCAGAATAAAATTCATTATGCCATTCACGGACAGACTGCGGCAGAAGTGATTTATACAAGAGCGGATGCGGAAAAAGAGTTCATGGGACTTACCACCTTTGCCGGTAATCAGCCGACACTCAAAGAAGCGATTGTTGCGAAAAACTATCTGAATGAGAAAGAGCTTCGTGCTATGGGACAACTTGTATCCGGGTATCTGGATTTTGCGGAACGTCAGGCAGAGCGTGAACAGGCAATGACGATGCAGGACTGGGCAGAGCATCTGGATCGCATTCTTACCATGAGTGGAGAGCAGCTTTTAATTGGAAATGGAAGCATTACTCATAAGCAGGCTGTTGATAAAGCGACTGGAGAATATCGAAAATATAAGACAAGAACGCTCAGCGACGTGGAAAATGATTATTTAAATTCGATAAAGATGTTGGAACAGAAAACTGACGGCAAAAAATAACAGACGATGAAAGCTGAATTATGCCACAGGCTGTGGCACAAATGAGGATGGCGATATGAAAGAAAAAACAAAAGTATATATTTATACGAGAGTATCTACTGCCGTTCAGGTAGACGGTTACTCCTTGGATGCTCAGAAATCAAGAATGAAAGCCTATGCTGAGTTCAACGATTTTGAAATCGTCGGTGAATATGAGGATGCCGGTAAATCGGGAAAGTCCATTGAGGGCAGATTGGAATTTAACCGCATGATGGAGGATATCAAGTCCGGTAAAGATGGCGTGTCCTATGTGCTGGTGTTCAAGTTATCACGTTTTGGCAGAAATGCGGCAGATGTGCTGTCTACCTTACAGGTGATGCAAGATTTCGATGTCAATCTGATTTGTGTGGAGGATGGCATTGATTCTTCCAAAGATGCCGGTAAGCTGATGATTTCCGTGCTTTCTGCGGTTGCCGAGATTGAGCGTGAGAATATCCGTGTTCAGACGATGGAAGGCAGAATCCAGAAAGCTCGTGAGGGTAAATGGAACGGTGGTTTTGCTCCCTACGGATACAAATTGGAAAAAGGTATGCTGTATATCAACGAGGAAGAAGCCGAGGCAATCCGCATTATCTTTGACCAGTATGTGCATACCGATATAGGAGCTAACGGACTTGCGAAATACCTTGCCAATCACGGTATCAACAAAATTCAGCGGCAGAATGGAAAAAATCCTCTGTTTGATGCAGCCCTGATTCGCAGAATTTTGAAAAATCCCGTTTACTGTGGTAAAATTGCTTACGGCAGGAGAAGAACAGAAAAGGTACATGGAACTCGCAATGATTACCGACTTGTGGAGCAGGAAAATTATCTGTTAGTTGACGGTCTGCATGAAGCCATTGTATCAGAAGGACTCTGGCATGAAGCCCAAGTAAAACTTCTTGCTCAGGCGAAGAAGTATGAAAAGGTCAACAACGGTAAAGACAACAAGGTACACCTGCTGACCGGATTACTTAAATGTCCTATTTGCGGAGCCGGAATGTACGGCAACAAAAGCATCAAGCACAAGCCGGACGGCACGAAATATAAGGATTTCTTCTATTATGGCTGCAAACACCGCACTATGACCCGTGGTCATAAGTGTGAATACAAGAAGCAAATCAATGAGGAATTGCTGGACGGTGCTGTTGCAGAGGTTATTATCAAACTGGTCAGCAATCCGAAGTTTGCGGCGATGATGCAGCAAAAAATCAATATGAAGATAGATACATCCGCCATTGAACAGGAGATTGCCAATTATGAAAAACAGCTTCGTCAGAGCTATGCTACGAAGTCCCGTTTGATTGATGAGATTGATACCCTTGACCCAGATGATAAGCACTACATCAAGCGTAAAGCAGACCTTGATGATCGCCTTTATAAAATGTATGATAAGATAGAGGATACGGAGAATCTGTTGATTGAAGCCAGAGCAAAGAAAATGGCAATAGAAGCAGAAAAACTCACTGCTGACAATATCTACAAAGTGCTGATTTATTTTGAAAAGCTGTACGCTGTCATGGACGAGCAGGAGAAGCGACAGATTATGGAATCGCTGATTTCTGAAATCCATATCTATGAGGAACGACAGCCAAACGGTCAGTGGCTCAAATCCATCAAATTCAAGCTTCCGATTATTGAGGAAGATATGGAAATGAGTTTGGACAGTGATACACATGTCGAGAGTTGTGTGTTGCTATGTCGCACCGATACCTAGAAATCCTTGATTTTACGCAGTTTTTCGACCATTTCGTATTTACACCAAATGCGGAAAATGTACTGGAAAAGGAGTTAAAAAGAGAAATTCCTGTAAGTGTCGGAATAGAACTGGTAGTGGTGGATATGAGCTGAAAGTGGTAAAAGAATTTTGCAATAAGATGAAAAGGAGAGATTGGTTATGGAAACAAAAATATATATATTTAGCCTTGATTATGGGAATCGCATGGAAGAAAAGGAGTTTATTAAGGCGGTTTTAAGAGAATTTGATAGTAACACGCTCGTGGGGTGTGGCATTTTTGTAAATAATAATCCATATTGTTTAGAATTGCTGTTTTTTGCTTCATTAGAAAAAGATACAGATAGGTTTGAAGATTTTATGAAAAAGCACTTTAATGATAAGCAAAGAGTGTTTAATTATTTTTTTGATGATATAATAGAATCGTTTTATAAAAGAGGATATAATGTAAAAACTTTTATAGAGGCAGATGAGGTTGATTTTATAATTACAGATGAGCCAAATGGTCTTTTCTTGTTTCCGAGCAAAGAAATTGTAAACAAAACGTGGGGAAGTAATAGAGAAATAAAAAGGACACCAAAAGTTTTTTTATCTCATTCAAGTAAAGATAAAGAAATTGTTGATGTGATTTTTAATGAATTTCAAAAGAGTCAAATTAGTGCTTGGTATGATAAGTATGAGATAGAACCAGGGGATAGCATTACAGAGAAAATAAACCAAGGATTAGATGAAAGTGATATAGGAATTATATGCATATCTAGTAATTTTTTAAATGCACCTAGCGGCTGGACAAAAAGTGAACTGAACTTTTTTATACAAAGAAGAATGCGTAATCAAGATAAAACTTTTATAATTGTAAATTTTGATGTTCCGCATGATGAATTGCCGCCATTAGTGCAGGATTATAGATACATAGATTTTAAAGAGAAAGATGCGATTGACGTATTAATTAATACACTGCAAAAAAACTTAATTAAATAGTAATAAAAACTGCACTTTTGGTTGTAAAAGTTGAAAGTGCTTTTTTGTATCTAAAATCGCTGGTATAGGAAAAATTATACAAAATTTTGAGAGCCAGTTGGTTGATGGTTCTTGAAAATAAATCGAAGATGGAAACCATACCCCCTCTATATGGTTCTATTTCCACGACCTAGAGTAAGTCGTTAAACTGCTCTTTTTTTGTTGCCTAAATTTAAACAGATGAAAGGAGTTGCAGGACTATGAACAGATGGTTTGCAGAAGTAAAAACAGTTGAAGAATTAAGAAAACGGTATCGGGAGTTGCTAAAGAAATACCATCCCGACAATGAAAACGGCAGTATTGAAGCTACACAGGAAATCAATGCAGAATATGACCGCTTGTTTGCCAGTTTAAGCAAAGAAAACAAATCAGACAGTCAATCTTATACCTATGATGATAAAGCAGAAAATGAAGCGTTCAAGGCTGTTATCAATGACATTATTCATATCAACGCTGATGTAGAAATTATTGGTTCGTGGATATGGGTGCATGGCGGTTATGAATATCGGGAATTGTTAAAATCTATGGGTTTCCGTTATGCACCAAAGAAAAAGTGTTGGTGCTGGCATTATGGGGAATACCACAGGTATCACAAAGGAGAGGTATCACTTGCTGAAATTAGAGCCAAGTATGGCAGTGAACACGTTAAGCATCAAACAGAGCAAAGGAGGGTTGAAAGCTATGTCTAAAGAAGATTTTATTGCAGTATTTGAAACTACACTGGTTTGTGCCAATCTTAATATTATTGGTTTATCCCTTGTTGATGATAACAATGTACTGATTACTTTTAAGGGGAATGGAACACGCAAGGTAAATATTGAAGCTGACAGTTATGGTGCAATTATTGTTGATGTAATGAAGCACGCATTTTAAGGAAAGTGAGGAATTTTATATGAATACAGAAATCAAAACATTAAACGGATGGTGTGAGTTTTCAGACCGCACGGGAAAAGAAAGTATCTACGATTATTTGAATAAAGGAGATATTGTGTCAGAGGATATTGTTGATAATTTTATGAATATGTTACCACCCAGAGTAATGTTATGTGGATTTTTGCAGGTTGGAGAGCCATACAGTCATGTTTATGATATTTCAAGAGCTTTAAGACCTACCTATATGACTTTTGCTAAGTGTGACGGACACTGGCGGTACTATGGTAATTGCTTTGCTTATGAAACCATTGATAGAAGTTGATAGAGCCATTTAAGGCTTTATTTTTTTACCTAAAATCAGAAAGGAAGTGTTGTTATGTGTTATTTTCAAGGAAAATCAGTAGGACAATATTGTTCCTTTTGCCAAAGTTGCAGTGAATACCTTACAGTATAGACTTGATTATTGTTAAGTCAATCTCCCGATTTGCTAGAAATACAGTTGATACTTTACAATATGTGCGAGCATTAAAGGAAAAGGGTGTTGCTGTCATGTTTGAGGAAGAAAATATTAACACTCTCACAATGGACGGAGAACTACTTTTAACTATTTTAAGTAGTGTTGCACAACAGGAAGTACAGAATATTTCTGAACACGTCAAATTAGGTCTTTCCATGAAAATGCAGAGGGGCGAAATGGTTGGTTTCAATGGCTGTCTTGGATATGATTATCATAAAGAAGATAAAACCATTACAATCAACGAAAAAGAAGCCGAAGCTGTACGATACATATTCAACAGATATGTTGAGGGTGCAGGCGGTAAAGTCATTGCAAGGGAACTGAAAAATCTCGGCTACAAAACAAAGCGTGGTGATAGCAATTTCAGTGAGCATGGAGTAATCGGCATTATCAAGAATGAAAAATATAAAGGTGATTTGCTTATGGGAAAAACATTCACTGTTGACCCTATAACAAAACGCAGGCTTGATAATATGGGCGAAGCAGACCAGTATTATACAGAAAATCACCATGAAGCCATTGTGAGCAGGGAATTGTGGGATAAGACAAATGACATTTTAAATAAGCGTAGAGGTTCACATACAAGAAGTAATGGAAAACGTGATAAATACAGCCGACAGTATTCATTTAGCTGTATGTTGAAATGCGGTTTTTGTGGCGGTAATCTCACAAGAAGAACATGGAACTCACAAACCGATTACAAAAAGGTAATATGGCAGTGTGTGACTGCTACAAAGCAAGGAAAAAAGGAATGTCCGTATTGCAAGGGAGTACCCGAAGCGTTGATAGAGGAAGCCTTTGTAAGAGCGTATAATGCCTTATGTACTTATGACGGAGAGTTTATTAACGGATTTTTAGAGTACGTTAAAGCTGGATTGCAGAATAATGATACTGACAGGGAATTGAAGAACCTTAACAAGAAAATTGTGGATTGTCAACACTTTTTCAGACAAATTTTTTTAGGTTATTTTCCCGATATTGTACAGGCGTTTGATACCCTAGGGAGGAATGTATACGGTGATGATTATACCAGTTTACATAATCCCATAGTTTTATCTTCAGTTCTTCTAGTGTATGGAATGTTTCATTCCACACAAATTCTGTTTTAATGACCTTGAACGTAGCTTCTGCCACTGCATTATCATAAGGACATCCCTTATGGCTCAGGGAACGTTCTATATGAAACGTTTCTAACAGTTCCTCAATCGTCTCATTTTTAAATTCATTTCCCCGGTCTGTGTGGAAGATATGGATTTCCGATAGATTGCCTTCTACCTTCCTAAATGCCTGTTTTACAAGCTCTGCTGTTTTATGTTCTCCTGCACTGTATCCAACGATCTCCCTGTTAAAAAGGTCTATCAGTACACAGATATAATTCCAGTGGTTTCCTACCCTTACATAAGTTAAATCACTTACCACCACATTACGGTATGGCTGGTTTTGAAATTGTCGGTTCAACACATTTGCCAC